CATTATTCATCCTTACATTACATTTCATTTACATTCATTCAAAAGTGAGGGCGACTAATTTAATCTTAATCACCCTCAACTTTTCATATAGTCTAATTTTTAGTTTACTAGAATTTATTGACTATGAGTTTAAGTCTAGTATTGCACCTTGAACGTCAAACCTGTATGCTCTGAACTCTGCCATAGTGTATAGCAAACCTCTAACAACAAGTGCGTCAGCTGCAAAGTAATCTCTGTTCTCAATATACTGAGTAGGTTGAGCTACAGCGATTTCAAGGTAATCAGTATCTAATACATAGATGTTAGATCCTAATTTTGCTCCAGTAGTTGCCTCTGACTTAGTAGTGTCAGCATCTGGCAAGATTGGAATACCTTGGTAAGTAGCAAGAACTAGTCCAGTTCTAGTACCGGGGAATGTCTTTTCAGAACCTACTCCCACTTGGTACTCTTCCTGTCCCATGTATCTTTGCTGTGAGTTTAGTAATCTTTCCAATTTGAAGTATTGGTCGTGACCCATAAGGATTAACTTAGGTTCTCCACCATTAGTTCTAATTGATTGAATACAGTCATCAAGTAAGTTTAGAGATAAGTCTCTTCCGACTCCACTGTTACCTTTTACAGTAGCAGCAGCTCCAAAAGTTCCTGATGTTCTGTTTGCTGTAGTTAAGTCGTAAGCTCCTGCGAATCTCTTAACACCAGCGTTACCAACTGTTGCATCGTTGTTAATTGAAACGATATCATCAATTGATGTTAAACCTGCTCTAGTTTGAACAGATAAGTTGTCTACAACAGCACTACCAGATAATGCAGCTGGAGTTCCTGACAATGTACCTAGTGTGATATCATTGCTAGAAATAGCTGTGATTGCTGGAGTGTTTGCAGATGATGAACCAGCATCTACTAACATTACAGTGTCACCAATTCTTAGGTTACCACCATCTGTTACGTTAGCATCTGTAGCTCCTGAACCTGCAGAGATGTTACCCACTGTGTTAGGTAGTAACAATTCTTGGTTCAATTCCTTGATGTGATCAAGTTGTGCGTTTTCGTTTTCCAACGCTAGAACGTCACCTACACCACCTTCTAATTGAGCGGTGTACATGGCTTTTACAGAAGCACCGAATGAGGTTGATACTATCTTAGGCAAGCTAGAGATAGTTTCTAGGTTTGAAACATCGATGTCTGGTAAACTACCAGTCTCTGTAATAGGTCGAGACCTTTGTGTACCTCTATCTGTTCTTACCCTCCAACCAACGGTGTTACCGAAAACTGTTCTTGGGATTGCGTTGAAGAAACGAGTTTGGTTGTTCAATGACTGCCATACTTTTCTTCCGAAAGTAGACGTGAACACATTGTCCGCAGATGTAGTCGTATAGATTGCATCAGCAGTTCCTGTGTTCGCTGCATTAAACGCTTTTGATAAGTACTCAGGACCGAATACAGACTGGTTTAGTCCTCTATTCGATTGAGAAATGTATTCACTTAGTGAAGGCATAATTATTATCTCCTCGTTTTTCTTGGTTTATTGTTTATAGGTTTGCAATTTCGTCTGGCAAACCTTCTACCATACCTTGTCTCTTGAACTCTTGCATTTTTCTGAGTTCTTTGTAAGAAAGGTTAGTAAGTTGGTCGACTACATCGTTCACAGTCTGAGCTTTCTTGATTGGAGTTTCTGTATCTGCTCCAAACGAGTTACTCAATTGTGGTCTTTGTAATCCATTCTCTTCCTTGAATCCCATTTTTCGTAGTCTTGTCTCGGATTCTTCTTTGACAGCCTTAGATATGTCTAGGCTTTCGATTTGTTTCTGAAGTTGAGCTATTGATTTTTTCAACATAGCTTTTTCTTCATCTTCATCTTCGTCATCATCAGCTTTTTTCATGTAAGCCTTTTCTTCGTCTTCGTCTTCGTCATCGCCGTGCATTGCCTTTTCTTTCATAGGGTGCATTGCTTTTTCTTTTTCATCGTCATCTTCTTCACCGTTGTCTTCAGCCATGATTGAAGCCTGTTGGTCTTCAATACTGCTTCTTGGTGTCACAGTTTCAGATGAGTCGTCACTGTCACCCACATAATTAGGTGTAGCAGTAGCTCCTTTAGTTGGGTCTGGCTTTCCTACGTTTTCAACATCTGTGCCGTCAACGTCCATACCTTGGTCTGATAGCTCTATTAATACTGACTTAGCAATATTTTTTACTAAGTTAGCATGTTGAATAGCTGCTTGTTCTTGCTCTGCTTTTTCTATAGCATAAGCATCGTCTGCATCCATTCTGCCATCCATTTTTTGTAGCACTTCTGCAAGAGCCGCCAAACCTAATGACGTACCTTCCATGTGCTTTTCAATTCTGTTTAGAATTTCATCAGCCATTATAGCCTCCTTGTTTTTTTAGTTTATTAAAAAACTTGTTCGACCTGAAAAAGGTTGGTCTTAGCCACCGCCGACCTTGTTCACAATATATTATAAAATACTATATTTAATAGTCACTTTTATTATACTAATTTAAGTATAAATATAAAAAAATATAAAGGTTATTCTACGATATTAGTATCTGCTTCGCCGTTTTCTAGACGTAACATGTCGTTTCGGAAATCATATAGCGGAACTTGTAGTAATTTTTTTAATTTTTCACACTGTTTGCCTTCAGGCATCGCTGCTTCTACTAAATCTAATACTTTTCCTACCATTCTAGAGTGTTTTGCTATAATCCACTCTTGATTTTGTGTAATTTCTAAATCTTCCATCTTCTCCTCTTTCTAATAATTGATACTGTAACCTGTACTACCAGCGTTGGCAGTTATTACAACGTCATTAAAATCACCACTCAATACTTCTGTAATTGCGTCTCTTAAATAGAAAGTTCCTTCCACATTATAGCTTTGAACTGGGTATGCTCTACCCGTTTTTCGACTTCTTCTATAATGTGTGCCTACTGTCCCGCCTTTTTCTACTATCTCTGCATAAGGAGCACTATCATTCGTATTATATGCGAGTATGAACTGTCCTCCAGCAGGATTAGCTTCAGTAATTGCACCAGATGCTCTTAACTGCCCTGTTTGAACAGGACATTTTTCTTGTGATTTAGCAAATATAGCACTTACAGTAGCCTGAATAGTAGATAGGCACGCTTGTGTGAAGTATTGTTGTATGAATTGTTCTTCCATACCTTATTATACTAATTTGAACCTAATTAACTAAAAGTTTTGGACCAAACATCAGGTAGTATGTCGTTAAACTGACCTTTGCGTGAATCGTATCTGTTTAGATACACAATTTCTTTACCAATCTCGCCGTATTTAGGATGATAATATAATACTATCTGTCTTGGTTTGTTAATAGATTGTACTCTTTGCATAGCATATTCATCTCCACCCTTCATACATCCACATATATGCACAGCTCCTGTTCCAATATCAACTTCATCAACTCTGTGAAAGTGTCCCATCAATGCTGAGTCAAATTTATCTGGCACATTTTCTAAAGTATTATCTTGTAGTTGATGCAGTTCATCCACCAATCCTTTTCTAAATGCCATAACATTTCGCATATTATTTACACCTCGACTAATTGCAGTACCGCTTCCACCACCATTAATGAAGTCTCCGTGTGCTAATAGGATATTTCTATTGCATACTTCAATGGTTGTCATAAATGATTTAGGTATGTGAAACTCTATGTTCTTTTGGTCTTGACAGAATACAGATACCCATTGGTACAACATGTAATCCCAGTCCATATATTTATCTTTCATAGGTGGTTTCCTAGTCATACGTCCATGGTTACCTACCACACATGCAACTCTGACTTTATCAAAGTGTGGAGCTATAAGCATTAGTGCTTGTGAAATAAGGTTAGCTCCTCTAATCATTTGTCCCATACAATGGTCATTATTAGTTCGTGCCAACTCTTCATGGATGTCTCCACTAATCATGTCACCTAACATAGGAATTATAAGCTCACCAACGTCTGCGGAATTACGCCTAAGTTCTGCTAGTGTAATAATTTGATTTGCCCATCCGTATAATCTTTTATTAAATATATCAATGTTATAAGTATTTAACCCTAACATTTGTTCACCTTCTACATTATCCCCAATGTGAGTGTCTGTAAGAGGGGCAATCATAGACTGTGTACTATTGCCTTTTATTTTACCTGTGGGTTTTCGGCGTTTGTATTTCTTTACTTCTTTATATGAGGGAGTAAATTTTTTAATTGAGTCTATAAGAAGGTTTTCTTT